TAGCTCTATGTAGTAAGTTGCAGAGCTTGCCGATTGTCCAAGTAATTCCATATCAACACACAAACTCAATGATTGTGTTGCCATTGCATCACCTTTGATAACATATTGATTTTGATAGTTAACTCCTTCAAATGCTTTCTCCGGTGTTGAATTTGCATAGATTCCAATTGTCCTGTTTTGTGCTGCAATAAATCCACTTGTGTTAACTGCAGTGTTTCTACCACAGTATAATATCAATTCAGCATTGGACATTCGCAGAAGCTCTCTTCGGGAGAAAGATTGTAATGCAAATGGTACATTTCCTGCACCTGTAGATTGACTAGCATTTGGAAACGCTGACAAGAATGTTACTTTGTATGCGTAACCTCTTCTCTCATCGACCAGAATGTTTTGAAAATAACATACATTGCCACCGCCATCAGTAGCAACAGCGTCAGCAGTGGCGAATGATACAGCACCGCTTAGATATACACTACGGCCAGTACGCTTCATTTCTTCACCGCCTTATGAGCTGCTTTAACAGCTGCTTTGAATCCGCCTTTGCGCCAAGTTCCATTTTTATTTTTAAATTTCTTAGCTGTTTTCTTAAATGCTGCTGAGTATTTACGGGAGTAAGCTGACCGCTTGCGTTTTTTACCGCTGATGATATCCCCTGGTACTCGGAGTATATCTGTAGCTCTAGCTTGAGCTTCTTTAACTTCCTCGGGTTCCGCCATAGCAATAGGTAAAGCAACTACTAAAGGGACTCCAAGAGAGAGCAATTTCCCTAGCCTTTTCTGTTGTTCGGGAGTGATTGTAATCACCTTCACTGTTGAGAGAGTGCCAATGCCATAGCTGCAGACTGAGTTAGGGTCATTACTTCACATTCTAAGACTACGTTAAAAGTCATGTTTGAAGTTGCTGCCCAATTGGCACCACAAAGACCGCCTAGATAGATTTCTTCAACTGCTACAAGAAAACCGTCTGAATAGTGTTGAGGCAGATGAGAATCGTTGTAGACGTTACTAGGAACTGAACCTGCAGCACCGTCTTGATTGTGACACCATAGCATTCCTTTAGCAATGGTTGTTCTGTCGTCTAAGCTGACAAGTCCAGTATTGGATTGAGTTGTTAATTGCCAAACTGCTTCTGCGCTAGTACCAGGGTCTAATGCTGGAGCACCGTTAGGAATAGCACCGGTAGGGCCTTGACACCATTCTCCTTCGATTGCTCTAATCTTTAGGATGGACTTTCCTAGTGCGTTAACATAGGAAGATAGGTCTACTGCTGTTTGTACGAATGTACCACTGTCGTCTGGGGTTACTGTTGCTCTGATAAAAAAGGACTCTTGTTTAGCCATACCCTATCATGAATGGAGGTAGTTTATAGTAATTGATGTGTCATAGGGTGACCATCTCTACCGCATTGTAGTGTGTTTATAGTACGCAGTACTACACTCTACAAGAAAAATAGGTTTATTCTATATTCATTACCAATGAAACTATAAGGAAACGCCATCTCGGATTCAATATGGACAGCCAAATCCACGACAAAATTGTCGATTATTTGATGCAATATAGGAGTAAAATCCCGAAAACACTAGATTTAGGAGATAAATTTGCCATAGCGGAGAATTATATCTTACTCAGAAAGGTCGATGAGTTAATTCATTCTATTGACCGCTACTCTGTATTAGACAGTAAGGGGTGGATTAAGTGAGATTCCCAATGCATACTGTAGATTTTATTCCAAATAAGTGCCATGAATGCGGAGTTGACAAACCAGCATACGATTGTTTGGTATGCGAATGGTTTTGTACCAATTGTGAAGTTAGATTAACAGGTGAAGAACCTTGAGTCGCCCTAGGTCCACTGACCCAAGCGTCGCATTGTCAATTGCTGTTCCACAGAGCTTGAAGACACGGCTTGACCAAGAGTTAAGCTACAAACAATCCCGTTCAAAGTGGGTATGTCATGCAATAAATGAGAAACTTAACCAAGAGTTTGATGTAAGTTCTATCCCGACTGGACAATTATTGGGGATGTTACATTATCGAAATGTTATCGATACTGAACTTCTCACATTGCTAAGGACGCGAGTTGTGGAAATTGAAGAAGCACGATAAGATACAGTAATCTTTCACACCAAACGATTCGCTCGTTCTGTTGTTTGTCGATAGGTGCTATTGCTTCAAGTCCTTGAGACATTTCTTTATCTCCCTCAGCTCCTTGAGAATCTTAGTTAGAATTAATACTGCAGACATTAGTCAGCCAACCCTGCAGCATCGCCCGAACGCTCCGACAGAATCAATAAGATTTCTTCGTCAGATGTAACTTCATATTCTTCTAGCTCTATGTAGTAAGTTGCAGAGCTTGCCGATTGTCCAAGTAATTCCATATCAACACACAAACTCAATGATTGTGTTGCCATTGCATCACCTTTGATAACATATTGATTTTGA